GTCATCAATTGCATTATCATTCGCCAAACCTGGTAAAGTATCTATTTCAGTACCACTATCTCCACCACGAACAGGTAAAAAATAATCTTCTGTTACGGATTCAATATTATAACGAAGATTGTATTCACCTGTATTTTGGTCTATAACAGGTATTTTCTTCATTTTATTTATAACTTGTTGCATAAAGTTTTCAACTTCATTTGGTGGAATGTTTCCAATATCTAATTTAAACACTCTCTTTTCAGGTGCTCTCATAATTCTGTGAATCAACATAGCGTCTTCCATAAGAGTTAATTGTTTCCATACTTTACGAGCACCTTCTAACATTGATTTACCATATGGTAAGAAATTAGCATCACCATATAATCTAAAATGAGCTATCTCATAATTTTGAAATAATTCTTCATTAGTATCACCAGTTGTAGTCTTATACCTACCTTGTGGTTCTGTAACTTGGAATTCTACTTTTCTTGGGTCATTAGGGTCATGCTCTTCTAATCTATTAGTTTCATAAACTGATAAAGGTCTTACATTCATAATACCATGTTTATCTAAAATATCTAATTTTAAAAAGAAGTCTCCATACTTTGTCATATTACGAATCCAAGGCCACAGATTAAATTCTATATTTAAAATATCATAAAATAAATTATGTAAAATTTTAGCAACTTTTGGATTATCTGTTTTAACTTTCAGTACTCTACCTTCTACATTATCTACCGTAGATTCATCTGAATAAATATCTAATGCAGATGATATGATTGGGTCTGAATCCATAACCTCATAATCCCTAAATAATTCTCTCCTTTGTGCATCATATGCATTTTGAGAGTTCTGTTTTGCTGCATACTGAGTACCCCAAGAAGAGTTTTGTCCATTAAATAATCTATTGTATCTATCAATAAAATTTGTAGTCAATCCACTCTGTGAAAAATCAACATCTTTGACTTTTAATTGTCCAGTTGGTGTTTTTCTAACTACGATTTGATTTTGAAATAATTTTCCTAATCTTGTAAATATGTTTTCGTTTTGTGCCATTTTTACCTCTATTTAATTAACCAACTTAGGTCTTCTCTTTCGTTACCTATTTCCATTTCATATGGATTTCCCGCATCTTGTTTTCCTTTTGAAAAACCATTTGCTGCAGATGAATTACCATTATTTTTTAAAATGCCATTCATTGTTGCCCATTGTTGGTCGTTTTTGTCTTTTTGTAATCTTAATGCTGTATCTCTAACCCAAAGAGCAATAGAAAAAGACATAACTAAATCATCATTATATCCTTTCATAGCTTCTGCTCTTGAATTTATTAATCCTGTTTTATATATAAAAACAAATAATTCATCAATTAATCTTGATGATTTAATTGTTACTAATTTTTCTCTTGCATATTCTTCCATTTTTGCCACAATAAGTGGTCTTGTTTTTGCAGTTGTTGAAAATCCAGGTACCATATTTCTATCTTGTGCTCTGTATTTGTTACTCATTTGATGTTCTGTATCAACAACTTGTAAATCTTTTGATTGATAAAATAAATTTTTATAACCTCTATCTATGATGGTTTGTATTGTAGCCCATCCTATATTATTGTTCTCAACTATAAGTAGTGCATCATTGTATTTTGTAGACAAATCTATTAAAAAATGACCGTAATCTGTCGTAGATAATCTACCTTTATATTCTGCACATTGTTTCATAGTGTCTACTTCAAATACTTGTGTTGCAGAATAATCTGCAGCATCACCACGAGCCACATCTGCAACCACTATATATTCTTTTGTATAATCAGGTTGGTCCCACACCCAAAGATTATTATCAATACCTAATTTCTCTACAGGTTCACAAACTTGATTTTCTTTATACCAAGATAAAATCTGTGGGTCTACTACAGATTCACCTGAAGTAAGAAAGTCAGCATCACATTCTTGAGCTGCTTGTGATGGTCCTAATACAACATCTTGTTCTTTTCTCCAAGCTTCATCTCTATCAGGGTGACAAGTCCAATGAAGTTTTATTGTATTAAATTCATTTGTTCCATCTACTGCACCCATCCATTGTTGATGAAACCAATTACCCACACCATTAGGTGTTGATAAAGCAATACAATCACCACCAGTTGCTAATGTTTGTTGAGCCGCAGTCCATATTGAATCAATTTTATCAATGAAAGCTGCCTCATCAATAACAAGTAAAGATAGTGCTTCTGAACGACCTGCTTCTGCTGTTGCCGCTACTGCTTTAATCTGTGAACCATTTTGAAAAACTAAGGATAATTTATTGTCTTCAACAACTTTTGTTTTTAACCATTGAGGAAGATTAGCATACATAACTCTTACTTTTGTTACAAGATTTTTTGCTGTATCTTTATCTTTAGCAATAACAAGAATATTTTTATCTTGATTAAATAACATCATCCATAAAGAATATCCTGCTGAAAGTGTTGATATACCTAATTGTCTTGACTTTAAGATTATATTATAACGATTATCAACAAAATCTGTTAACATTTCTTCTTGATAATCATACAAATTAAATTTTATTTTCCCTTTAGTAGGATGTTGTATTTTGCAGTACTTTCTCATAAAGTGTACTGGACTTTTAACACAATTTAAATATTCTCTTTGTATTATTTGTTTATAATCTTGACTCATTTAATTTGTCCTGCTAAATAAACAGAACCACTTGTTATTAAAATACCACCAAAGAACCAAAGATATTTATTATCATACCATTTAGGTTTAACAAGTTCTATCATATCATCTTTTAGTTTTATTTGTGTTTCATAATCTTTCATTAAGCCTTCATACTCTAAATTAAGAGTTTTTGCTTTTTCAAGATTAAATTCAAGTTCTTGTATATTGTTAAAGAGATTTTTTGTTTCTTCTTCTGATAAACAAGTTCCATCACAAGGTACAACTTCTTGATTAAAAACAAAAGAACATAATAATATCATTATTAGTGTTTTCATTTTTTCTTTCCTTTAGCAAACTTTTTTAAATAATCTGCTGCTTCTTTTGTACCAACATTTTTTTTCTTATAAGTTTTTTTCTTAACATTACTTATTTTTTTCTTTTTAGTGTTGATAGCTTTTTTTGTTTTTTTGATATTTTTTTTGACACTCTTTACCTTTTCGTTTTTTTTACCTGCTGATTTTCCAGTTAAAAATGCCATAAGTAACCCACCACATAAAACAAAAAATCCTATGATGTATTTTTTTATTTTACTTAACATATTACTTACCGAAAGGTAACTTATCCCATACAGGCTTGATTACTGCATCGAATATGATGTCATCTTTTTTACTTGGTGATAATTTTACGATTTTTTCTAATGTGTAAAATCCTAACATTATCCATTCCCAATTTGCTAATACCCATTCTGTCATTTTATTTTCTCCTATTGTGAAGACTTTTTAACATCTTCTCTTGCTTGTCTTTCGTTTTCATTTGCCAAAGCATTCATTAAAGCTTTGTCATTTACTTTTACATCACTATTTTCAAAAACTAATTGTTCTATTTCTTTGTCAATAGCATCCCATCTTTGTAACATTTGTAATTTTACCCAAAATTGCCATTTATTACCATTTTTACCAATTTTTTTACTTTTTAAATCTACTTCAAAATTTATTTGACAATGAAAACATCTTTCTGTTCTTTTCCAAGTATCGTAATGTCTTACATCACCATTAGTCATACTACAATTTTTTTTACAATCTTTACATTGTTTAGAAAATATACCAACTGCTGGCATACTATTTACTTTTGTATAAAAACCATTTTTTTGTTCCCATTCAACACCATCTGAATCAGTCCATCTATCACCTACTTGATGATGTTTGGATTCTTGGTCACCATATCCTACTTGTATTTTACCACCATAATTTCCAGTAAGCATGTCTTGAATTTTTTTTACATTTTTTCCCATAAATACCTCTTTAATTTACATATATATAAATATCTAAAAACTAATTAAACCTGTGATTTGATTTATTGGAGCAAATGCACCAGTAAATTTATAAGTTTTACCTTTATATTTAAACACAATTCCTTCACTTGGAACGATAGCTTTTGTTCCACCAATAGCATTTAATCTATCTAATTGTATCTTTAATGTATTTAATTTTTTTAAATCACCACCTTTTTGTACATTTTTTATAGCACTATCTAATTTTTTTCTCATAGATTGAACTGCTTTATCTGGATTAGCAGCCATAAATCCTTTTACATTTTTCAATACTTCAGCACCTACTTCAAAAAATAATGTTTCAAATGGTTTCATATTCTTTTTAACTTGAACAGCATGATTTTGTTTATCAAACTTTAACACAAAATCTAAAAATTTTTCATCTTTAATATCATTTCTCATCATAGGTATTGAGTATTTCTTTTCAAAGAAAGCCCATCGTCTAACTAATCCCTCTAATACTTTAGATGATATATCTTTATTTTTATTTAAAATAAAAGACTCCCACCATTTCTGATGATATAAGGCTAATGTATCGTTATCTTTTAAACCAAATTCATTTTGTAATTTTGTTAATCTACTTTTAAACTTAGATTTCATTTTACCAAAGTCTTGATGTTTGGGAACTTGTAAAAATACTGGTTTTCCTATTTTGTATTTTTTTCCTATATGCATATTAACTTGTTTAATCATACCAGCTAATATTCTACCACTACCTTTTACTTCACCAATTACCTTTCCACTATCATCATATTTTAATGCTCCGTGAAATACTAATTCAGCTTTATCGTAATCAATCACATTAGCTGATTTTGGCCACATCACTTCCATATTCATAAAATTATATCCATTATTGAATATCTTTTCTTTTTGTTTATCTGATAATTTTTTTATAGCTTTT